ATGCAAGCTAACGGAATCGACAAACCAATCATTGCTAAAAAATAATATAAAAAAGGCCCTCACTTAATTGTGGGGCTTTCTTTTGTAATTGAAGATATCCTACTTTCTATTATTTAGTTTAATGTTTTTATATATTTGCTCTTTTTATATGGTTCAGTTGCTTACCTGATTAATAGCTTCAATAATGTTATTACCAGCATTTATTAGAATTTCATCACTTACAGTTACATTCTTTCTTGAAAATAATTCGCTCTCAATCTTCACAAAGTGCATTGCTTTAGCTAAAAATTGAGCTGATGATTCATAGTATAATGTTTCTAGTTCATCATCTGACAGCTGTGTTAAATCATCATTAGCAAAAGTTGTAAGTTTTCGCTTAATCTCTTTGCCATTGTCGTCTTCTTCTACGTAGTAACGCTTCATTTATTCCTCGTCCTCATCTTCATCTAATTCAAGTTTTTCTGTTTCCAAATAACTTAAGTAGTCATGTGTAGTTTCTTTGCATATTGTGCAAACTGCACTTAAACTGCCACAACAACAATCTAATGTTATCCAATTATGTTTGCATTCCATTTATTTCATACCTCTAATTTCAAATTTTTCAATAATATACCGTTTAGAACCAAGCTCAAAGCTGACTAGATAATTATTGAAAGGGTCATTCTTGTTCAGGTCATTCGCAATCTTTCTAGCTGTTTGCTGTGGATATTTTGACCTATTTATTTTACTTGTATAGTTGTGTAAGATTATCTCATTGCCTCCCTTTGCATTCTACGCTTCAATCGTTGCTTATACAGATATTCTTTGCTTGGCTTTAAACTAGCCAACAACTCATCTAGTAAGTCCATAGCCTCTCCGCCTGTTCCTGAATTATTCATCTTTTTGAGTGTAAGCTCGTGCATTTCATCATCATTAAAAAACATAGCAAGATAGGGAATGCTACGGTATTAGGTAGGCTCAAGCGTGATTTAGTTGTATGTAGTTTAGCATATTTACCTATTTCAGCTTTAATTTTTAACTCAAGCTGGTTCATTCCTATACCTTGCTCTTTTAGTTCTTTAGTAATTCTGTTGTATAATTCTTCATTTGTCATTATGCTATAACCTCAATTATTTCTGTATGCTTTTTAACTTCATATCTTTGTTCTTCTGGAAGCAATTCATTCCATTTTAAAGCCTCTTTTTTATTATAAAACTTACGTGATTTAATTTCTTTTTCCAATATCCAAGATACTGTGTAGTATGTAAATTCATCTTTCATTATCCAATTACTCCTGTCTTTATGTTTAGTCTTTGCTGACTTGATAAGTGATACAAGTTACACCACTTACAATGATAAGCTCTAACTGGCACTTTGCCAGATTTCTTTTTGTTATGTTGGGCATTCACTATTGAATATAAAGCGCCCATTTTTGTGTATTTGCGTTTCTTACACATAATCTAACCACTCCTTAATCGTAAATAATTCAAAGCCGTTTAGCTTACTTTGTTTTTCAATTTCTACTTTGTTTCTATCTGGGTCTGTCAGCAGTTCAATTACAGGCATACCGTTGTCAAGCCACCTGATGACTGTATTAGCTTTAAGACCGAAATACTTAGCACATTGAGCCTTACAGCTAAAGTGTAGTTCTTCTTCCGTCATAGGGTTATAAGCTATTATTGCCACTGTTTAACCTCCTTTCTATAAAACAATAGTATCAAATTACTTTACATTTGTCAAACATAAACTTTAGATATCTTCAATAAATTCCAAGTATCTTTCATCAATCGCTTTTATCTCTTCTTTTGTAAACTCTGATTTAAAGTTATTTCTTCCTTCTTTAAACCCTAGGAAGAGGAACTTTTCCCCTAGCTCGTTTTTAAAAGAGTTTAAATATCCTTTTTTGTTGTTCATCAATTTAACATTGTATTTTTCCATTTGTATCTCCTTAATTTCTATAATGCCATTGTATCAAAAAAAAGTCAATGCCGTCAAACATTAACTTTGTTCTTTTAACCAAAAATTAGATCCGATTCTTCTTGTAATACTTCTTCAGGAATTTCAGCACCACTTACATCATATTGAATGCTTAACAAGTACATTGTCCATTTTCTTCTGAACGCTTTATCTTTCATTTGTTCCTCTGTGAAAGTTGTGTTGATTCCATATTCTTCTACGATTTGTTGTTTTCTAGTTGTTAATACTATCATTGTTTCGTTCTCCTTCATTTCTATAATACTATGATATCAAAAAAAGCCAATGCTGTCAAACATTAACTCTTTTTAATTATTTTATTCCTTCCCAGCGTTCAAAATCATCAGCTAGTTCTTGTATAAAGCCCATAATATCGTCAGTAGTGTACTCTGTAAGCTCATTCTCGTTACTTAAGTTAGCTAGCTCTTTGGCATAGTCTAAGGCTTTTTTATAGTCTTTGTCGTAGCTTTCACCATCTTTCTTGCCAGCTCTCACTAGATACTTCAATACCTGCATTGTATACCACCCTACAAGCTCTTCGTAGTTAAAATTATGTTTCAAGTATTCGTTAAGTTCTACACCGTATTTGTTGGCATAGTGATTATTTTCTTTTAAGTTCATTAGATGTTACCTCCAAGCCATGCAATAAGCAACGTTGCGACCATACCTATCCAAGTGATAGCGATAAGTGTAAAGCCGACACCTGCAACTATCATTAAAGTTTTTACTGTATCTTTCATTTTGTTCTCCTTAATTTGATTTTCTGTATTTTTCCATTACTTTAGGATATTTGCTGACAAATTGCAATTGTTCTTGATGTAAACGACTTGACCAATGGAATAGTCTATCAATTTCAGCTAAGGCGCTAAACTTTGCATACATCTCTTTAATGTAAAACTCTGCATTACCTAATGACTTCCAGTGTGCTGACGTTCTCACAGAGTACCCATTTTCAGCAAGTTTTTGTGCGTTGATATCAGCCTTTTCTTTTTTCTTCATC